GTAAAATTATAACTTCCTGTAAACTCAAAAGTCTCGGTAAAAACTGCATTTGTTCTACATTGCCAAAGTTGGGAATAGTTCAGCAACCCTATGCCTGCATTAGATAATGCTTCTTTGAGCCCATCATAAGTTCCTTTTTTCTTGCACAAAGGTATTGCTGTTTTTATTTGCCTTCTCCAAAGTGTCACATCTGTGGACCTGAGAGGCATACCAAAGAAATTGGCTAAATATCCTAAAATCGGTTCCTGAGTTGCATTTGCATCCGTTATGTCAACAAGCTGAACACCAAGGTTATCTAGCACGGTAAATCCATCACCTATTGCATAGTTCAATTTATCTAATGTTGGTACTGTTAGATCATCTTTTGCATATGACATTTTGTACATCTCTGGGAGGTATGAATCCAGAAGATTTTTGTACTTATTTGGATCAACAATATGCGCTGGGCTGGTAACTTCATTTGATATGTTGCTATTTACATAAAAATGCAGGTAGGCAGAAAACCTGTCACCAGCTAAGTTTGGAGCCCATGTCCAGCATAAATAAAAATCACCTTCCCTGATAGTTCCGTTTGGTGACCAGATAAATTTGAAATGACCGTTTTGGACTTCTCCGCTTGCTCCAGTAATTTTAGAAATAATTGAATCAGTATTTGGACCAGCAGCAGTCCAAACTGGATAAGTTGAAGTTCCAACATTGAAAATTATGTCTGCTTGGGTATACCAAGTGCTGTTATAGATGCTCGTAGCTTCGAATTGTTTTTTTAATTTAAAGGCATTTGCAATATTTGTTTCAGTCGGATCATCACAAGCCAATTGTTGAGCGTCTAATAATATAAAATTGCCATTACTCCTCATTACTCATATTGGAAATCAATCTGAATGTTGTCTGGTCGAATTATTTCATAAAACTTGGTGGTTACCTGAGAGCCACTATTATTCGGATCAGATGTAGTCAAGTTTACCTCATAACGATATGGTTCAGAAATATTTGACAAAGCTTTTATAACATCCGTATTTCTTAGAATCTGACCATAATCCCAGTTATTCAAGTTGAAGAAAATAGCAAGGTTTCTTTCTATTTTGGCCCTGATATTTTCCTCAAATGTTCTGTAGTATTTGTCCAAGACAACATCTATTGATAAGGATGTAAGAACTATAACACCATCTTTGATACAAATAAAATCTGTCAACATTTTTTTGGTGTTCAGATAGTCGGTAAGTTCTGCCTTGAACTGTGACGAAGCCAAGGTCAGCCCATTATCACCTTGCTTAACCAGAGCGTAAATATCAACAATATTTGCAGCACATCCGTTATGTCTTAATGCAGCAGTTGATTTTCCCATTACACCATTATATGGTGTTACAAAATTATCACACAATGTCTTATAGTCAGAACCTGTTACTGCCCTATCTTGTGTCCTATTATAGTTAGGAAGTTTTCTCCTAATATCTTCTACTGTATCTCCGTTATACCCGAACTCACCACGGGTATAATTACTCAGATTGACCAGTACGCTAAAATCCTGACCTTCAATAGGAATCAAAGTTTCTACATTTGCAAAATTCGTAACTATATTCCCGTTTGTACCACCACCCACACGATAAGTGACTGTGATCACGGCTCCAGCGGGAGGGATCAATCCAGCACGATTGTTGCCAAATATGATGAAAGCGCTGTAATCAGATGTGTACTCAACACGATATTCTCTTCGGGGTTGTGAATCCGTAAAGAAAGGAACTTGTTCCCATCTTTGTCCATCAACATCAACTCGTATGGAATCCATAAGTACTGGTCTAAAATTTAACAAACTATTTTGGTTAATTTCTCCTGTTCCCACAAAGGTATCGGTAAATGTCTGACCCTCTACTCCAACAATATTCGAATTGGTGATTGCACCAGCTGGGATGATAATAGGTTGGTCAAAAATAGGTCTATTGAAGACATCGGCTGGAAATAGTTCGAAATTAACCCCAGCACCGTTGTTTACCAAGCTTACATCGAAAGGAGTTGGAATTGTGAGGTCGATTGTTTGGGGTGCATTTATTCTTGCTGTCCACAGACATTTAGAAGCTATAGGTGGCATGGGTTGGTAGCCAACAAGTTTTGCCAACCTAAATGCATTCTCTATTTCTGTGACAGTATCGATAAAAACTTCATTTGCAATTTGATCGATTTTGAATGAAAGAGTATCTGCAATAAAAGACCAGTTCTCGATCAACATCAAAGCAAGGCTTGATTCTACAAAATCATTGAACTGATCGCCAAATCTTTCTTTTATGAATGTTATCAATCTGGCTTTCATAGACCAGAAATCTTGGTTGGTATAGTTTAGATTTACAGGCGTGGGGCGATTCTGTATATTCGTAGACTTATACGGTAAAACTTCAAAAGGACATGTTTCTGCCATCTTATGCCTCGCCTATTGGTACTTGCAATGTTAAATCTTCAACTACATCAATATTATTAAAGGTGCTGAACTTTATTTTTATATACAAAAAATTCTCAAGGTTCTGTTTTGGATCACCAGATGGAAATGTAGCATTGGTTGCGCTGTTCTCAACATCTATTGAATCTACTACTATTCTTGGCTCCCATTGCTGAATTGCCTGAATGATAGCAGACCTTGCAGTATCAGCTAACATCGTAGTATTTGGTTCAAAAAGAAGTCTTCTAAGTGGTGTGCCATATGTAGGCAACATTACTCTATCACCGGGATTTGTAAGTAGCAGCTGAATCAAATCTCCCTTGATACCAGTCAATCCCGTGGTGGGAGCTAAAAGGCCAAGTGGGGTTTTTACTATTGGAAACGGTGCTGCTAATAAATCCATAGCTCCTCTAATTATCTTGGATTAACATAAGGTCTCATGTTATATATGGATACAGTCGGAGCTTGTGGAGAACAACTGGCAAATATTCTGTCACTTATTTTAAGCACTCCACCACCATTACTTCCGGGTACAAACACGACTACTGGAAAACAACCCGGACCTTTCCCTTGAGGCTTTCCGTTCTTATCCTTTGGCAGATCATAGTCTCGACCAGAAAGCAAAATGATGTCTCTTTGTGCATTATATATAACTCTGTTGGCTCCTGTATATGAGTAGTCTTTGATCTGTTCATATTTTTTATCTGAAACAAATGTTATTTTGCTAGCTGGATTATCAACAAACTTTCCATCTTTTTGCTCATAGCCCACAAATTCTACTGAATTATCACAACTAGACTGAATTAAATTGCCACCGGCTCTCAAATAAAGAGTCCCCGGTCCAGTAGGTTGTTCAGCCATTAACATGAAATGTGGCCCACGCTTAGTATTGTCTCTTTGTGGAGAAATTAAACGCATATATTGAAATTGTGTTTTTTCTTGCGATCCATTATCAACCAAATCAAGAGTCATCCCATATCCAGTTCTTACAACAATATATCCAAAACTAGCTTTATTAACTGGAGTTCCACCTTCTTTACGGCATGGAATAGGCCTTTTGTTTCCTTTATCTGACATCTTGATAATATTGTTACTTGTGCTTCTTATTAAAACGCCTTGATTTTCAGTTGCCGGTGATGGGCAATTTGGCCCTTCTGAATCATCACAAAGAAAAAGTTCATTTCCTAAAGCAGTTTTTAGTCTAATACCGTTGTTGGCCCCACGGGTTTGCTTGGTGTCTCCACCTTTTTCAACATCATTTAATTCTATTGTATGTCCAGTTGCAGACTTCCAGTATGTTCTGCCCAGATACATATCGGTACAACCAAAATCAAACGGTTTGGTGCTTCTATTCCACTCCATGTTTCCTTGAGGGTCTTTAACTGAGTCATCCATCACTAAAGTGTGTCCAGAAATTGATAATATTTGGACACCAGACTGTGGTAAGTCACATCTATTATTTTGTGGTGTTTGCGGACCTTTGTATGGCCTGCATTCGTTTGCATGTTTGAAAAAAGGATTAGAACCTTTTTGTGTAGTTTTACCTTGGTAATCGGGTGACCCACCAATTATGTTGCCGTTACAAGTAGGGTTTTCAGTTTTTTTTGTTTGAAAATTCAAGACATCAATTTCATCTGGTATAATATCTGCATTTGCATAGTCTGCAAACAAAGTAACATCTTCAGCACTCCTTGGTGCTGGATTAGGAACGCCTTCTACACAACTTGTATCTCCCGCACGGACTCCACAATCAGGGTGCGCCCATTGACCAGCGTAGTGCAGATGGTCATCTTTGAAAATCATCCAGTTGCCGTTGCCAGACATGATTTCTAATCTTTTCCACTTCCTATTGCACTTGGCATCTCCATCGACCATCTTCACCATGTGTTTTTCTGGAGTTTTGAATCCATAAATATTTGGGTAAGTCAGTCTTTTTGCTGCATTTGGAGAGTTTTCTAAATCTTGAATGCTAGTTATATCAAATCCGTTATAGCTTTCTGTATTCCATGGTGGCAAAACCTGTGATCCATCGTTAGGGCCACATAAGTAGCCACCTCTTCTTCCCTCATATATTTCTTGATATTCAGGTATTGGAATCGGGAATTTATGTTGTCCATCTGGTCCCCTATCTCTAGACCAAGTAGTGCCAAGATAATAGCCTACGGACCTATTTCCAGCTTCAAAAACCAACATAACAGTACTGCCTGCTGGTGGAACCCATGACGATCCGCTGTCATCAAAACCTCCCAAAGTAGATATAGGGTAGGCAAAAGGTAAGGATTTGTAAGGTGAATTAGGATCATGAAGCTGTGGTGAAAAAAACCTTATTCTGTTTTGTTTATAAACATCCAAAGTATCAATACAAAGAGCAGAGTAAACCCCGTAAACAGATTGCTTTTGTTTTAATAAGCGCACATTTTGTTTTTTTGGACCGCCTTTCATGGCTTTGTCTAGCCCCAGCGATTTCATATA